TCACGTGCCGGGTGCTGGCGGAACCGGAGCGGCGACGCCCGGCAGCGACGACGGCGGCGCCGGCCACACCGCAATCACGCGACCGTCTACCGTCTGCATGACGAGCTGCGTCTCGGCCGGCGTGCTGACGAGGTAGTCCATCACGCCACCAGTTTGCTGATCGTTGCGTCCTTGACCTGCGAGCTGCGAGAACTGCCGAATTCGAACTGGTGCGCATCGCGCAGGCAGGCGCCGAAGATGCCCGAGATGGCGGACAGCAAGCCGACCACCTCGCCCGGTAGCTTTTCACGGTAGATGACCAGGACCAGCAGGCAGGCGATCAGGCCCAGCACGTCCAGCGCGACCATGACGTCGGCGCGGCGGTTGCCAAAGCCCGCCTTGTGTAGTTCGATGTCGCGTGAGCGGGCGTTCTGAACGTCGGCCAGAAACGCCTTCGTCAGATCCGAATCGTTCAGCATGGCGGCCTGCTGGAACTCCAGTACCTTCGCCGGGTCGGCCTTTAGCACCTCCAGCGCGGCGTTGCCGTCGGGCGCTCCGGTGACGCTCTTGGCGATGTCGATCACCTTGGTGGCGACGTCGGCAGCCTTGTCGCTGCCGGTGAAGAACTTGATCAGGGACGGCGCGAACTGAGCCAGCGCCAGGGCAATCGATACAGGTTCCATCTACTTTGCTCCAGTGGTTAGGGTGGCCACGTCCCAGCAGGACTGCCATTTATCAGGGTGAGGTCTGCCCGGGCGCCAGGCGGCGGTGTACTGCGCCCAGCCGTCGGCGGCGGTGGTGGCGAGCTTCGACGGCAGCGTGTAGAGCAGCAGGCGCGCGGCGATCGCGGCCACGATGTCGTGGTAGCGCATGGCTTCCCACAGGCCCGCCGGCGTCGCCTCGATGTTGAAATCCACGCACAGGTTGCGCATGGTCGACGCGACCAGGTAGTGATTCAGCACGCCCTTGCAGCCGCCCCCCTGTTCGAACTGCCAGAACGACGCGGCCGGGCCAGATTCGGTATCGCCTACCACCTGGCGGCGGTGAGCGAGGCCGGATTCTTGCAACGCGATGGCGAGCATGAAGCGTCGCGCGTCCATCGTGTCGGGGATGCCGCAGCGTGACAGCTCAGCCAGCGCCGGCAGAATGGCCAGGTTCAGTAGACGGATTGGGCTCATGCTCGTTCCCCCAGCTGCGCGGCCAGCGCTCGTTCTTCGCGCCGGTCCTTCCGGGCCATGTAGAAGAGGTTCGCAGCGCATGTCACCAGCGCTGTGACGATGCCGGCGATGACGCCCCACTGCGTGAGGGTGAGCGATGCCACGATCGCGACGATGGCGCCGGCGTAGCTTCCGGCTTCGGGTGCACTTACTTGGGTCATAGGTCAGAACATGAGTTTGGAATTTTGAAGGGCCGTCAGCAGAGCGTTGACGTTCGTTTCCAGCGCCGTCAGCGTGGCGCCAGAAGTGGGATTGACCCGGGAGCATTGCGAGGCGCCGACGATGCCGTATGGCGACCAGGTACCGGGCGTGCCCGATGTAGTGCAGAACCAGCCTTGGGGGCCGCCCGCGCTGATGCCAGCGTTCTCGTAGTAGTCGCCGATCAGGGCCGGCGTGGTCGGGAACGCAGTCGAAGGAATCGACGAGGCCAGCCCCATATACCGCGGCGTGCCCGAGAAGCTATTGATGATGGCGCCCTGCTGCATCGTGGCCTTCGTGCAGGTGTTGCCGTAGTGGTCGCCGATGATGTCGCGCAAGATCGTGACCGTCCCGCCGCCGCCGTCCTGTCCATAGCAGAGTGGCCGAGCCGTCTGATTCGGATATGGAGTGGTGAACGTGCCCCGGAAGATGAAGTCGTTCGATTTCAGGCCGTACACCACTGGCAGGCCACCGCTGCCATTCCCGAGAATGATGCTGTACAGCTGGCCTTTCGTATCGCCTTCGTTCGCCGAGCTGATGAAAGTGTTGTTGTTGATGCGCGCCTTCGGCACATAGCCGCTGCCCGATTTCAGCTGGATGCCGACGCCACCGTAGCCGTTCGCAGGAAGTGCGAGGTTCCAGCCGTTATCTTTGATTACGTTGCCGGTGATGTCGAAGTGCGATCCGACGGCAAGGACGTACACTCCGTATCCCCAGTTCGAAACTATCGTGTTGTCCTTGATGGCGTAGATGAAGTCCTCAACCCGCGGGCCGGAAACGAGCACGCCGGCTTCGAACCCTTGAATATGGTTGTCGGCCACAACGGTGCTGCCGATGCCGGCCTGGACGCCATAGCCCGACGACGTGCCGGTCCCAGGGCCGTACAGGTAATTGCCGGTGACGGTGCCACCGTTGAGGCACAGAATTCCGTAGGCCTTCTGCCCAGTCCACGACGAGGCGTAGCGTACGGTGTTCCCGGTGATGGAGATGCTGCCGTCCGACTTGCCGCCTTCCACCCAGATGCCGCAGTTCGCTTCCGTGCTGCGTGAGTTGCTGAGGTCGCTGATGGAGTTGCCGGAAATCGAAATATTCTTGTTCACTGCGGAGGTCGACGACTCCAAGCAGATGCCGATCCGGACGCAGCGCGTAATCTGGTTGCCCGTGACGACGCCGCCGACACAGGCATCCAGATAGACGCCGTCGCCGAACTTGCCGTAGGTATTGCCAGGGGCATTGTCGTCACCCAGTACCCCGTTGATGATGTTGTTGGACACCTCGAAGTTCGTGACATTGGTGAGTGCGAAGCCGGCCAGGCCATTGTTCAGGACGTGGTTATTGGTGATTGAGACCTGGTCGCCGGCGGTCAGCGTGGCGGCCCGGTCCATGCCGGTGAATTTGCAGTTCTGGATCCGCCAGTTCGAACCGCCGGCGTTCAGGTAGATGCCGACGTTCGCGTTGGAGAATTTCGCGGTGGCGCCCGCCCCGCCGAAGGTGCCCTTGCCGTCGAAAATTACGTCGCTGATATTTACGTCGTTCACCGGCTGGCTATTCGCCGTGAAAAAGGCGGAAAGCGTCTGCGATGCGGCCGAGAACGTGGCGTTGTTGCCGATGATCCTGCGCTTCGATGGCAACACCAACGGCGACGAAATGACGTAGTTCGCGAAGTCGTCGAGCCGGATCACTTTGGCAGCGTTGATGGCGGCCTGGACGGCAGTCGTATCGTCGGTGATACCGTCGCCCTTCGCGCCGAAATCGATGGGGTTGACGATTCGCCCGAGCTTGGCCTGCATCAGTGCCAGCAGCGCGGACACGCCGATGGCGAGGCCACCGCCGACCTTCGCCGAAACCTGTTGAATCATGACCACGATGCGGTCCAGAGCATCGTTGATGGCGCGCGGGTAAAAGCCGCCCTGGTTCGTCAGGTCCAGCGCCTGTGTGATATTGATATTGCTTGTAGCCGCCAACGTCGTGCCGTTTGCCGGCGCTGTCATCGTGGTGATGGTGCCGCCCGGATTGAGGTTCTGGTTGCTGTTCAGCGTGACCGTGTAGTCGGCATCCAGCGTCAGCAAGGTTTCGACGTTCGTTGCCGTGTTGGTAACGGCAACGAGCAAGTCGGCCCTGTCGAAGACCTTGAACGAGAAGGGGAAGGTATTTGTTGTGCCGTTGCCCAGAAACGGACCGGCCGTCCTGATGCTATTGCTGATGGTCATGTCGGGGGCTCCGCTGAGAAAGCTGCATTCTCAGCAGTAGCGCCCCGGGTACGTATACGGCCTATCGGTCCTTGCTGGCTGGGCTGGCGGCGCCAGTGATGACGCCCCGCGCGACGTCGGCCGGCCCGGTCGGTCGCGCTTTTCCCGTCTGCACGTCGGTCAGGTAGCCGATGGGGCGAGCCGCGGCGCTGGCCGGCACGCCCACCGTCAGCGAGATCAAGCTAGCGACGTCACGCACGGTCTTCGTCGCCGAGCCGTTGCCGGCGGCCAGCTTGTAGACGTCGGACGGCACGCTGACCGCGCTTTCGATCATGCTGATCGCGGGCGCCGTGCTGATCCTGTCGTCGTACGGCTTGCTGTTGAAGGTGTTGGCGGCCGCATTGATGGTCTGACCCACGACCGGCACCAGGGCGGTACCGGCACGCAGCGTGCCCCAGCCGAACGTCTGGGCGATCCAGTCGTCCAGATAGCTACCGTTCTTGTCCTCGTCGTCCGGACCGCCCCGAAACGCCAACGCGATGGCCTGCGCCACCCACGCCGGCGCGAGGAAGCCGAATAACAGGATGTACAGGCCGCGCCCGGCGCCCTTGCGCAGGCCGACATCCTGCGCGACCTTGGCGAATTCAGTGCCCAAGATATTGGCTTGCATGTTGAAGTAGCCGGCGAACTGGCTGAACATCCTGACGAACGCGTTGCCGGTCTCGATGCGGCTGATGTCCTCGGGCAGGGTGCTGCCCTGGGTCTCGCGCACCGCGGAGTCAGCCAAGCGCCGCGCGTACAGCTGCAGCTCTTCCTGGCTCATGCCGGCCGGCGCCGTCTCCATCGCCTGGTTGTAGGCGCCGTGCCAGATGATTGGTCCCATGACGTTGTCGACTGCCGACTGCAGGAAGTAGGTGTGCTTCTGCGTCCAGGCCACCGCACGCTGGTACACGTTCGGGCTCAGCAGGATGTCGTTGATGGCGTCCGTCATGGCGCCGACCTCGTTTTCCATCCGGTTTGCCATGTACGGCGAGGCCTCAGCTACGAAGTGGGCCATCTGCTTGGGCGAGCGGATGAAGTCGACAGCAGCGCTGGCCAGGTAGGAGGGCTTCACGCGCAGCGCGGCGATCGAGAAACCGGTGATCTGCTGTGCCGTGTTCGACACGTTGGCGAACATCGCCGCCATGCCCGCGCGGGAGCGCACCACCGAGAAAAAACGCATCAGACCATTCGACCCGGACACCTGCGTCTCGACCTGCTGGCGCGCTGCGCGGTTCAGCCAAGGGATCAGCAGCCCGTCGTAGGCTGCCGGGTCGATGCGATGCAGTGCGTCCGCCACTGTGCCGCTACCGAGAATGCGGCGCACGTCGCGCACGGGACCTTCCAGATGTGAGAAGAGCAGCACCTTGTCGATGTGCTGCGACAGCAGGCGCAGGTCTAGCAGGAGCGGACGGTTGTATTCGACACGGGCCTTCGTGAAACCCTTGCTGGTGCTCGGCAAGACGTTCATCAGGGTGGCGTTCTCGTCTTCCATGATGCCGCGCGTGCGCGCGTCGGCGACGATCCGGGAATCGGCGATCGCCGGTACGTAGCCGCCCGCGTACCGCCCCCACGGCGTGTCGAACGCGTCCGCCGTCACCTCGTCGAAGTAGCGGCCGAACACCTCGCGATGCGCCTTCTGAGCCATCGGCTTCATCTCGTCGAGCAGGTTCCACACGCCCTGGGCAAAGTCGAAGTCCTTCTTGGTCAGGGTGCCTTCGTTGATCATGCGGGTGACGAACGCATCCCAGCGGCTGGTGTCCAGTTCGCCGTTCTCCATCACCTGGCCCCAGCCGCGGCCGAGCAGGAGCTTTTTCTTGTTGCCCGCGTTCCCGGTGTGCAGGATGGCATGCAGCAGCTCGACCTTGCCCATGCCGCCCTGGTCGTAGCCGAACGTGTAGCCCAGCTCGGGCGCGGCAATCTTCACGGGCTTGAGCGTCGGCGCGACGGCGTCGAGCAGGTCTCGGTATTTCTTCAGGTACCGGGCTTTGTCAGCGCGGTACGCGTCGGCCGGATCCTTGACCGTGTTCCAGATGAACCGGCGGAACGGCCCCATGTTCGTGCCGGCGCCGTCTTTCGCATCGGCCCAGGCCTCCACGCGGCGCAGCGCAGCACGCAGCGATTGCAGCTTCGACAGATTCACTTCGCCGGGCGTGATGGCGTGGCCCTCGCCGGGGGCAGTCTCCGGGACGCCGATCTCTTCCAGCCGGGCGCGCAGCTGGTCCTGGATGTCCTGCCGGTCCAGCAGGTCGCCGTCGACCTCCATCTGGCGTGAGCGCTTGGCCAGGTACCAAAGCGATTCGACCTCGTCGCGCAGGCCGCGCAGCTGCTCCACCGTCATCTCTCTGTACGGGCGGGCATTCTCCGTGGCGGCGTCGATGCGCTCGCGCAGGACGGTCGCCATGGCCGGGTCGTGCGCCTGGACCTTCTCCAGGTATTCGGTCGCGGACGCGCCGCGCGTCCCGATGCCGAACTCAGCCAGGATGGCGCGGGTGGCCATCACCATGTCCAGGTCGCGGGTCTTCGACACTTTCTCGTTGCTTCCGCGCGTGATCGTACCGAAGCGGTCCACGATCTTCTCGACGTCGTTGCGCGCGTCCAGCGCCGCCTTCGCTGCATAGGTGTTGATCAGCTGGGTCTGCTTCTCGGCGGCCGCAGTCTGGATGTCGCCCTTCTTGAACGCGGCGTCGGCGGCCTTGCCGGCGCGCGCGGCCGCGCGGGTGAACTTGTCGGGGCGAAGCTGGTTGACCGGCGTTCGTGCCACGATCTGCTCGGCGTACATCTTCGCCGCCTTGGCGAGTACGGCCGGTTTGCCGGCGGCCTTGGCCAACGCGTTCATTTCAGTGGCGACGAAGCGCGCATGCGCGTTCGAATAGACCGCCTCGTCGACGGCGCGTGCCAGTGCCTGCTCGTCCACCAGGTCGCCGTGGCGTTCCAGCATGCGCTGGTCGGTCAGGCGCGAGATTTCCTCGGCCGGCTTCTCGGTCGCCAGCAGTTCCCGCACGAGCTGGTCGCCGGAATCGAAGTCGAACAGCTCGGCCACCACATCGGGCGTAAGCCCACCCTCAGCGGTGACGAGCCCGCGCTTGCCCGGCGGCAGGTATCGCCAGGGAGCGGCTGGGCCGTCGCCGTACATTTCCTTCAGCGCCTCCAGGTTCAGCTTCGTGCCGTTCAGGCCCGCGTCTTCCAAAATGCGGCGCTGGGTGCGGTTGCGGTCGGCGTCAGGCAGTTCACCGTGCGTCAGGAACCGGCGCGCCACGTTGATGGGCTTGGCCATCACTTCCGCGCCGACCTCGTCCCGGATCGCCTTGCGCTTCGCAGCGGCGTCGCGCTGCAGGCGGGCCAGTTCCTTCGCCTTGGCGTTCGATAGCCACTTCATGTCGTGCAGGGCGCGCGTCTCGAGCTCGCGGGTGGCCTTCTCGGTGGCGCCGATGCTCAGCGAGCGGTAGGCGGTCCATTCTTCGTCGGTCATGAATTCCGGCTTGGTGCCGAACATTCCGGCCAATCCGGCTTCCTGCTCGGCCTGGCTGATCGCCTCGGTGCTGGCCAGCATGCGGCCGAACACGCCGCGCACTTCAGGTGAGAGCTCAACGTCCAGCGCGGTCAGGGTGCGGTACACGTTGACCAGCCAGCTGCGGAAGCGCGCGAACACCCCGCGCAGTTCGGCCGCCGGTGCGCTGCCTTCGAACAGATACGCTTCGAAGCCGCGGGCAAACTGTTCGTGAAGAGGGCGCTTCTCTTCCATTTCCATGGTGTTCCAGGTGGCCAGGTCGGGCACGCCGAACCACGCCAGCGTCTTGGCCATGTCGTCCTTGACTTCCTGCGGGGCGTCCGGACGGTTCGCGATGTCGCTCATCACTTCCAGGAAGAAGTGGCCGGATTCGTGCAGGAAGGTGGAGAGGTCGGCACCGCGCAACAGGGTGATGATGCTCGGCGCCTCGGTAATGTCGTCGGCCAGTGCGATCGATCCGCGCGGGGCGTCTGGCTCAGTCCGGGTGTCGCGCGGCTGGTTGAGCACGGTGCTGGCTGGCCGGTACATCGCTTCGCCGATCTCATGGTCGGCGTTCTTGCCCTTGTTCTCGAGGAAGCCGAAGCGTTTGTAAAACTCGACCAGCCGCTTCTTGCTTCCGCCGAAGTCAGCCGACGGCGTCAGGGCGATCTTCTGGCCGCTCCGGTCGGCATACTCGACCAGCTGCTGCAGCGCCGCCGTGCCCCGGCCGTCCTCGCGCTCGTTGGGCGGCACGACGATCTTGGCCAGGGTGATGACGCCCTTGCGCTCGCTGATGAAGTGGTCGATGCCGGCCGCGTCCCACGCCTGGCGCACTGATTCCAGACCCGTGGCGCCCTGGTCGAGCGTGCGGGGGCCGACCAGCCGTTCGGCCTGAACCTCCAGCGGGTACCGCTGCGCCATCTGTTCGGGCGTGACGCCCAGCCGCGCCGCTTGCACGGCGAAGAAGTTACTGATCATGGCTGCATAGGCCTGGTTCACCTCGGGCGCGAACCGGTCGATGCTGTTCAGCTGTTCGAGGAAACCCGCCTCGACCTGCTTGCGCGAGGCCGTAAAGGCGTCGTCAGCCTGCTTAGCGGCCAGAGCGCGCGCGACCTCGTCGGCAAGTTCCTTGGCCGCGCCGCTCTGCAGGTACTCGGCGGCTGTCGTCTGGGTGAATCCACCCGGCTCATCAGACAGGTGGGGAATGATCGACTGCGCCAGCTCGGGCCCGGCCATGTTCGCCATCAGGTCGGCCACCGGGATCCGGATGTCGGCGTTCGTGGTGGCGGCCTGCTGAAGCTGCGCGGCCACCGCCGGCACTGCCTGGGCGACCTGCTCGAGCATGCCCGAGTCGGCCAGCGCCTGCGGGGTAATCCAGACGGTATCGCGGCCGTCCTGCATCAGGGATTGGAAGAACGCCTGTGCGGTACTGGCGTCGCGCTCGCGTACCTTCGACGCGGCGGCCAGGGTGTTGAGCTGGTCCAGCGCGGTGCCGACGTCGGCCGCATGCTGCGCGTCCTGTGCGCGACCGTGCACGCGCGCCAAGCCGGCGTTGCCGCCTTCCATCAGCGCTGCCTGGGTGATGGTGGCCACCAGCGTCTGGTACGCAGCGTCCGGGCGTTCGGCGGCGTACTGGGCCCACGTCTTGTCCGGGTTGGCGATGGCGGTGTCGATCGCATCCTGGGCGAGGGTGGCGATCTGTTCCCCGGGCACCTCGCGCGCCAGCAGGCCTGTCAGGAAGTGGCCGGCGCCGGTCTTGCCCAGGTTCTTCACCAGGAACGACATCGGCAGCAGTTCGGTACCGACCTCGACGGCGCCTTCGCCGGCGGCGCCGACCAGTGCCTCTCCCGCGGTGGCGCCGCGCGCGCGGTACTTGCCGTACGCATCGGCCTCGGTCTGTAGCCCGATCGTGGCCAGCATCGGCGTCGGGCTGCGCGTGGCGAGCGACGCGAGCAGGCCGGGCACGGCGCGCACGGTGCTGGAGGCGCCGCCGTAGACCGCCTGCGCGGTGCTGCTCTGGAAGGCAGGGGTATAGATTTCTTGCTCGAACTGCAGCTGTCCGTACTTGCTGCGCGCGTCCGCGCTCACGGCGTCGAAGCCGAACAGGTCTGCCAGCTGCATGCGAATGCCCTGGCGCGCCATGTCGGCGCCGGTCACGAACGTCTTGAGCAGGCCTGACGTCACGCTGTAGGCCGACGGCTTCGGCCCGACGATGGGCCCGACGGTTGCTTCTGTGCTGGAAAGGTTCGCGACGTCGTCGTGCGCGATGCGTGCGTTGTCCGGATCGGAGAGGAACTTCGTGGTGCTCGGGAAGCGCGCGGCCAGGTCGTCGTAATCGTGTTGCTGGAGGGCGGCCTGGCGCTTCACATCGTCCGGATAGGCGCGCGCGGAATCGAGCGGTACGCCGGTGCGCTCGCTGGCGCGGCGCAGCTCCGCCTCGAAGTCTGGATTGGCGCCGATGGCGACCTGCATGGAAGCCTGGGCCGCGCGCGCCGGCGCCTGCTGCTGGTTCAGGTAGGCGGCGACGGCGCCGGCGGTATCGGGCTGGAGATCGTCAGGCATTTACTGTCCTTTCGCGATGGTGATTTTCCCGGCCTTGGCCTGGGAGGACTGGCGGAACGGTGCCGGCTGCGGCGGCAGCTGCTTGAGGCGGAAGTAGGCGCCCAGCAGGTCAGCGTCGGTCGGCTTGTCGATGCCGGCGCGTTTGAAGTCCGCCACCAGCGCGTCACGCGTGCCGCCGGGGATGTCGCTGGCCTGCATCGTCAGGAGGCGCTGGCTGCTGTTTCCGGTTTCGAACCCGAGGAACGAGGTGCGGAAGCTGACCGACTTGGCGAACAGGCCGTCGATATGCTTCTCGACTTCGGCGTCCGTCATCTGCTTGCCCGTCACCTTCTGCTGCGCGAGCATGCTGTCGGTCACAAACTTCTTGATCGCGCCCACGCGCGCTGCCTCGTCGCTGCCATCCTTCGGCGTCGGATCTATGCCCAGGCTCTGGAAGCGATCGCGCAGCGCGGTGTTCATCGCGGACATGTTGATTTCCTCGACCTTGTTCGTCGCCTTGTCCTGCGCGGCCGCGCGCTGGGCGCTGAAGTGCTTGAAGTCCGATTCTGACAGCTCGCCGCGCAGGTGGAAGAACTCGTCGTCGGACAGGCGGCGCAGCACGGTCGGATCGCTCAGTCGCTGGTACACGGCCGGGTTCGTGATGTCGTCGCCCTTCGCTACCTTCTGGGCGAAGGACAGCACGTTGTCGACCTTGTCGGCCGGGATCTGCGAGCGCACGGCGTAGGGCAGGGAGGAGAAGCGCCCGCCGTTCTGCATCAGGCCCTGCATCGCGACGCTGACGCGCTGGTCCTCGTCGGCCTTGATCGCCTTGCTCAGGTCCTCGAACTGCTGGGTAGCGCTGGCCAGGGCCAGCTTCAACACGCCGGCCGGCGGAGTTGCGCCGAACTTCGCTTCGACCTGGGCACGCACCTGGTCGTGCACCTCCAGCAACGTGGGCTTACGGGCGCCGGCGCCGCTGCCGAGCGCGGCCAGGTTCTTCGTCACGTAGTCCTGCGTCTCCTTCGGGGCGAACGACAGCCAATTCGCGCCGTGTTCCTTGATCGCGGTGTCCACGTTCGCCGGCCCCCAGTTGTACGCGGCCCAGGCCTTTGCCGGGTCGCCCGCGTAATTCTTCACCAGCGCCTGCAGGTAGTCGCGCCCGACGCGCGTGCGCTCGGTATCGCTGTCGTCCTTCGCGGGCGTGACGCCGAAGCCTGGAGCGATTGCGGTCCCCGGCATGACCTGCATCGCGCCCTGCGCGCCCTTCGACGAGGTGATCAGGTTGCCGGCCGCGTCGCGTTCGCGGCCGCCGCTCTCGCTCTTCATGGTGATATTGACCATGCGGCCAAGGTCCGTCGGGGTCGCGTTCGTGCGCGCGGCGGTGACGACGTTCGTTGCGATGCTGTCGGCCACGCGCTGGTAGGCATCCTTGTTGACCACCGCTCGCACTTTTAGCAAGTCGTCAGCAGTCATCTGGGCCTTATTCCGCTCGAGGTATTCAAGTGCATACGCTGGGTTGTCGCTTTGCAGGGCGGCGTCGATGACATTGGAATGGATCGCGCTGGTAGTTTCCTTGATCTTGGCCTCAGTGAGGTTGCCCGGCTCGCCGCTGATCTGACCGGCTTTCCATACAGCAGCCTGGGCGCTTTGGACGTTCTGGTCGATTGCCTTCTGGTCTTTCCAGGCCAGCTTCGCGGCGTCCATTGCAAGCTTGACCGTGCCTTGCTGGGTCTGGAGCCCGAAGGATCGGTATTCCTGTAAGACGTGGCCCTCGACCTCCCCGTTAAACTGCGTCGCAAGCTGGTTGGCGCGTTCGAGGAATAGTCGACGCTGAACATCATTGCCGAGCTTTCCCGACAGCTCGTTGATTTTGTCCTGCATCTCCTCGCCGTAGCGTTGTGGCAGGGAGCGGCCCAGCGGGTCAGCGTCGAGTGCGGCGCTTCCTTTTTTCGACAGCAAGCCGTCTTGCGGATCGTAGGTCTGCTTTTGCTTGAACTGCACGAGCTGGTTCCACGAGTCGTCGGCACGGACCTGGTTGGCCATCATCTCGATGTCGCTGACGACGTTCGCGCCGACGGCGTTCGCGCGGACGGTGGCGTCGCCCATCTGCTGCAGCTGCTGCGGCGCGGCGTTCGCCGCCTGCGGGGCTGCGAAGCCGCCGCCAGGGGCGGACGATGGCGCGACGCCTGCGCCGTTGTAGGTTGGGACGGTAGGCATGGATCAGGCTCCCTTCGAGGTGTTGAAGACGCCGGCCTTGTTGAGCGTGTACCAGCTGCTGGCCACCTGCGTGGCGCCGCCCAGCAGGGACGTGAAGCCGGCCATGCCAGGGCTGATCGAGTCGGCGCTTGCGCGCTTGGTCAGTGCCTCGTTCGTGAAGTTCGTCGCCTGCATGCGCTGGCCCCATGCTGCGCGCACGGCGTTGGCGGTGATGGTGTTGATGTCCTCTTCCTTCTGGATGTCCGTCGACGTCAGCGTCTCGGCCGCGCTTCCGACGCCGAGGTCCACGCCGTTGGCGGCGAGCGCCGCGCGTTGGGCGCCCTTTACCTGGCCGGCGCGCATGGTGACGGCGGCCACCTGGGCGTTGCCGCGCGCGAGTTCCTGCTGGGCGGCCAGCTCCGACTGCCCGGCATTGATGTCTGCGATGGCGGCGGCGCCTCGCGCGCTGATCTGCTGCGAGCGTGCGCCGTAAAAGCTACCGATCGCGGACGCCGCGGCGCCTGCCGCCTGACCGGCTAGCAAGGTCTGGCCGATGGTTCCTGCTGCGATTCCCATGGGGGTTCTCCTAGTTTGCGATTGAAACTTCCATCGTCATGGAAGTGATGGTGATCGGGAGTGGATCCGATTGCCGGACCACGATAGCCGCGTCGTTGCCCCAGTCGGGTTTCACGTCGATTTCGATTTCGTCGGTGCGCAGCGTTGGCGCAGTGCCGTATGGTTCGGTCGTACGTTGCTTGAACTGGACCAGCTGGTCGGTCGACGGGCCGGCGAAGATGCCGCTGGAATTCACGACGCGCATCCACACCTTGTTCACGTTCTTGACGCGGCCCTGGGCGTAGCCCGTGTCGATCTGGGCGGCCAGCGGCAGCGTCTGCGCGTCGGCGGTGATGGGCAAGCCGACTTGCACGACTTTCGCCGCGTTGTCGAGTGTGATCTGCCCGCCGATGACGACGCGCTGCGGGTGCACAGCGCCGTCGGCCAAAATGCTGACGGTCTTGCCCTCCAGCCAATCCAGCCCCGAGATTGTCGTTGTCGCCCCGCCGCTGTATGTGGCGCCGCAGTCGACGACGAACGCGTCCTGCAGATTGACGAATCGACGGCTAGCCTGCCGTTCTATGAAACGGTGGTCGACCCCGCCGATGGTTCGGCGTACAACGACATACAGCACGTCTTCGCGCCCCTCGGCGACGACGGCGCAGGATTCGAATACGCCGTCGGTGTCGTGCTGATGCCAAGCGCCGACCTGCTGCTCGGGTACATAGGTCAGGCCCAGCAGCTTGCCCGACGTGCTCACGGCCCACACGATCGGCAGCGGTGCTTTCGAGTACGCCATGTCAACCAGGTCGAAGTCGTCGAACAGGTGCGTGGAGCGCAGCGACACGTCCCCCGAGATGTATCCGCCGGCGTCACGCGAGTACGACATCTCGCGCATGTGACCGCCGCGCGCAGCCGCATACAACAGGTTGCTGTTGATGAGCACCGGCTGGACGTTGCTCGCGCCGATGTACGACTGCGGCTTTACCGAGAAGCTGGTCGGCGTCAGCGCATCGGTATTGACTGAGGTAACACGGAATTCGGTCGAGCTGGTTAAGACGATCAGATCCGACAGGGGAACGAGGTGCCGAATGCTGTTCGCTTCGCGCGCGGCGATGCGGAAAGCGATCCGGTCGTCGTCTTTCGTGGGGAGCGAGTACGACATGTCCGATTCCGTGCCGGACCGCGTCATCCAGATTTTCTGCGGTGAGTTTCCCGTGCCGGCAAAGGTGCGGCGCTGCTCGTAGTAGCTGACGGCGGCCGGGTAATCGCCCGCGGCCTGGAACACCGGGTCGTACTTCGGCGGCGCCAGCGACATGTCGGCCGCAATGTTATCGTCGACGAGGCTGTTGTCGGTCGTGCGCCCGATGTAGCCATAGCTGCCGCCCACCTTTTTGTAGACCGCATACTGCGTCGTGCCAGCGACCGCGCCGACCGGTGGCGTCCAGCTGATGGTGTTTTTGGCACCGCTGGCGAAGATGTTGTTCTGGCAGGTGCCCGCTGCGCTGGCCACCGATTGCGTGAGCAGGTCTGTCGAGAACGTCGTGACCACGTACGAGTAGTCGTACTGCGTGCCCGCGCCGCTCGACGTCGCGGCGACCGCCGTTGGCGGCAATACCTGCGGCGTGAACGCGATCGAAGCCAACACCCAGTTCAGCGCGCCCATGCGCCGCAGCTCCATCGGGGCATAGTTCGGGTGCACGAGCGTGAGGACGTCGCCGGACTGGATGATGTGGATGTCGAACAGATCGGCTTCGGCGTACGCGTTCGCGATCTCGTATGGTACAGCGCCGTTCAGGAGCGTCGCGCCCATGGTATGGAAGCGGAAGTATCCGGCGCCCAGCTCGAGGATCATCGTCTGCGTGGTGGAGAACGTGAAGGGCAGAAGCCGGACCTTCTTCGTCGAGTCCTTCACCTCGCGCACGAACGCGAAGCCGGCACGGTTCTCGATAGGCCCCTGGGGCTTCACGACGAAATTGCGGCACAGCGCGAGGCCGGTCTGGAACTTGGCGTCGCCGATCTGGCCGAAGAATTCGGGGGTCAGCTCGCCGCCGTTGAAGCTGGCCTTGTACGTGCGGTTGTTGGTGCCCATGTCATCGGCTCCAGGGGTATGCGTGCACCTGCTGGCGGCTGCCCTGGTTCGCGCTCGACACCGCGGCGGCGGACAGCATAGCCAGCGCCTCGGCCTTCATCGCCCTGCCGACGTTGACGCCGGTTTCGCCCTTCAGCACCGGCCCGGCCAGGTAGCCCGCCAAGTACCAGCCAAGCGCGTCGGTGAACAGCGGTGAGAACTTGCTGGTGTCCGTGACCGCGCGCGTGTAGCGCACCAGCGCATTCGCCTGGTTCGTCAGGATGATCTGGTTGCCCGTCGTGGCGTCGATCTCCGCTGCGAACTCGGCCGGCGTGTAGATCGTGCACACCTGCGGCGCGAAGCCGGGATTGAGGCAGTCCGTCGGGAACGTCTGCGCAACGTCGCCGGTGGCATCCGACGGCAGGATGGCCAGCAACTTCAAGCAGTCGGCTGGGCGCGCGTAGGCGTGCTGCCATTGCGGGAATGGATTCACCAGTTCGGCCAGCAGCGTGCGCGTGGTGGCGAAGTGCCATTCCTGCAGCTCAAGAAGGGAGTTACGCGCGACCGGGTACCAGCGGGCGCAATGCTCGGCTTGGGCGGAACCCTCGGGCGGGTCAATACTGGCCACGGTGGCGCTGTCGCCCAGGTGCGCGAGGGCCAGGTTGCAGATTTCTACTTCGGATGACATGCGGTTCTCCAGAATGAAAAAAGGGCGACCCCGAGAGATCGCCCTTTTGCATGGTCGGGGTGCTGGCGAGGTGCCGGATCAGCCCTTGGCTTTGCTTGCGGCCTTCTCGGTCGGCTTGGCGTCGCCCGCGGCTGCTTCCGGTGCGGCCGGCGCTTCTTCGGTTGCCGATGCAGCCGGCGCGGCGGCCTGCGCCTGAACCAGGGCGGCAGCGAGCAACGACATGTTGTGTGCGGCCTCGGCCAGCTTCGTTGCCGACTCCTGCTGCAGGGCCAGCATCTTTTCCATCTGGGCTGCGTGCTCCGCGCGCTCCTCGGCCAGCGCCTTGGCGAACTGCTCGGCGAACTTGGCCGGGTCGCCCACGGCGCTTTCCTGGTTGGCGGCGATCATGGTGGCCACGCGCTGCTTGTTCGACTCCACATACTCGGCGGCGCGTGCCCGGCCTTCGTCGCACAGCGGTTCCAGGTTGTCGGCCGGGAGGCCGTCGTATTCCGCGACCTGGCCGGCTTCGAAGACCTGATTGCCGATCAGGGACTTTTCCTTCACGCGGTACTTGACCGGCTGACGGGTTTCGTTGGACATGCTGTTCTCCTATGAGACAGCGGGGCCTTCGCCCCGCATCAGATTGATGGATTAGCTGACGGAGTAGCCAGACTTCATGCTGGTCTGGCGCGTCTGGACGTTCTTCGTGACAGCTGCGGCAACGGCGAAGGTGGCGATCGCACCGGTGTTCACGTAGCGCGCACCCACGTAGCGTTTCGGTGCGTACGGCGCGGCCGGGTCCCAGTGCAGAGGCACGATAGTGCCAGCCGGCAGGTTGGCGATCGGGATGTCGTCAGTCTGGTTGATGACCTGCACGTTGCTGGTCAGGGCGGCGTCGTCCGCCTGGATCAGCTGGAAGCGCACGTTGGTGCCGCCGGTCGGCGCGGTCAGCACCGAGAATTCGACGTACAGTTCTTCGCCGACGCCGGTGTCGGCCGCCTGGTTGCCGCCGATGGTCAGCGGGGCGGTGTCGATGGTGTTCGCCGACAGGATGGAGCCGGCACCGTTGACGGCTTGGCCGGTCAGCACGCCGGCGGCGCTGTACGAACCGGAGAGGAGCATTGCTGCATCGAGGATCATGATCTTTCGTTCCTTTTCAGTGAGCCGGCTTAGACAACACGCGACTCGGTGTTCAGCAGCTGGTCGACCTTGCGCAGCGGGATGCCCATGAAGTTGGTCATCTTGTACGCGTTGCCGAACTGGTTGGTGGCGTTCTCGATCGACAGGGCGTTGTTCGACTTGTTCAGCGCCGCAACGCGCAGCATCGAATACACCGTACGGTTCGCGTAGAACACCGGGCGGCCCATCGCCAGATTGGGCGGGCGGTCCATGGCGCGGATCATCAGGTTGATGATCGCGGTCGCGGCGGCGGCGGCCTGGGTCGCGGCTTGGCCGACCAGGTCGGACACGTTGATGTTGCAGATGCGGACCACGTAGCGCCAGTCCTTCACGACCAGGCCGTTCTTCCACTGGTACAGCGCGCGCAGCGCCTGGAAGAAGTTGCCGTTGGCGTCCGGCACCGACTCTTCGCCCAGGTCCTGATGCTGCAGGCCGGCTTTCGAGCCTTTCGGGAACGGGCAGAACACGGTGTTCTCGCCCCACACCACCAGGTAGATCGACGTGTTGTTCGAGCCCGTGCCGCCGGCGTCCAGGATGTTCTGGGCGTTGCCCGCCGTGAGCGAGCTGTACCGGGTTTGCAGACCGAGGAACTGGCGCGGGTCCGTGCCCGGGTTGCCGTAGAACATGGCGCCGGCCATGGTCTGGTTCATCGCTTCGATGAAGGCTTCGTCTTCGGACAGGCGGAAGGCGGCTTCGTTGCCGTTCAGCTTCGCCAGCTCGACGTCGATGTGCGAGCGCGCTTCCAGGATGCCGCAGGCCTCGTCGACCTGCGTGCTCGTCGACTTGGAGGTCGGAACACCCTGGTTGATCATGCGGTAGAAGACCTGCGGCAGGCCGGTGCGGATGGTGACGCGGTGGCCGGTCGGCAGGTTGCCTTCCTTGAAGACCGCATCTTCCAGAATTTCGTTGGTCTGGGACAGGAGCTCGGCCACCTTCGGCACCTGGCCGTCGGGATCGAGACGCTTTGCCCAGTCGGCGAGGGTGAGGGCGCCAGCTGCTAAAAGTGCCATGTGTTGTATCTCCAGTGGTGGGAAAAACCGAGCAGTGCTTCGGTGAAACTGAAGAGTAGATAAGGCGCGCGGCGGTACGTATACCGCCGCGGTGGGGGGCGTTACTTCTTCGAGGCGGCGCCGCCGTACAGCACTTCGGCGGCCGAGCGGTTTGCGCTGGCGGGCGCGCCACCGGTGACGATCTTGTCCTCGCTGATCGCCTTGCCGGCGCGTACCATGAAGCGCACGACGTCCGGGTGGTTACCCAGGCCGGTCTCGTTCAGCATGGTCTTCAGCTCGGGCGTGCCGAACGTGTCCATGGCCTTGCGCGCGAAGCCCAGGTTCTCGGTCAGCTTGTCGCCGCCGAATTCCTTGTCGGTGGTCGACGCCGCGGCCCAGTCGGTGCGCAGCTGCTCGAGCTGGGCGGTCTGCTGCTTCGCCATCACCGGCGCCATCTTGTCGATCAGCTTCTGGGCGGCGTCCTGCGGCAGGTTCAGCTCGCGGGCGGCGGTCTCGAATTCGGTCATCACGGCGGCATCCAGCGCGGTGCCCTCGGGTGCGGTGAATGGTTCGTACTTCTCGGGCGCGCCGGCCGCCTTGGCGGCCTCCTCGGCTGCTTTGGCGGCGGCCTCGTCGGCGGCGATCTGCTCGGGCGACTTCTCGCCCGGCTCGTTGCCACCGGTGCCTGCGCCATCGCTTCCACCTGCGGGAGTGGCGCCTGCGGCTTCACCGTCAGCTTGACCAGCGGCGGGCGCAGACGCGGCAGGCGGGGCGGCAGCGGCAGGTGCTGCAGGGGTTGCGGGAGCGGCGGCGGCAGCCGGCGCTGGATCGGTGATCAGGGTTTCTCCTGGCATTGCGATTGCTCCTTCATCATGGTGACGTAGAGGTCAGGGCACTGCGCGTGGATCTGCGCGAGCAGGCGCAGGCCTTCCGAGCGGCGCCCTTCGTTGAAAGCCATGGTCATGGCGGTGGGGTCGAAACTGGACTGGAAGACGCCGGCGGCGGCGAGCTGACGCCAGACGATGCGGCGGCCGCGCGGGTCGGCCATCAGCCATTTGAAGTCGGCGATCTCCTGCTTACGGGAGAGCTCCCGGCGCTTGGCTTCGTCCTCGCGCTGGGCGTCCTGCTGGTAGGTATCGAGGGGGTCAAAGTCTTCCATGGCCGCCACTGTATGAGCGGCCATGGACGGTACGTATACGCGGCGTCAGCTGTTCGAACTGGATCCGTACAGGACGTCGGCGGCGGACTTGGTGGGCATGGTGATGTCCATGTCGGTGATCTGCAGGTCGAGACACGTACGCATCTGCTCGCCTTCCTTGCTGGACTGCGTGGCCCGCTGGCTGGTACCGGTCACCATGACGGTGATCGTGGCCGGCATCGACGTGCCCACCTTCGGCAGATCCGTGATGCCCAGCTTCTTCAGCGTGTCGTCGTCCAGGTACAGCGTCAGGCCGTACGGGTACTTCGGCAGGCTGTCGTCCGACGGCTCGACGCCGTATTCGTTCTTCGCTTCCTCTTTCGTCATGGCCAGATTCGGCATGGTGCGGTTCCTCTCGGGTGGTTGGGTTATTGGCCGAGGCCTTGGGCGAACATGCCCATGACGTCGGAGGCGGCGTTCCCGCCGTCGGTCGGCGTGGCGCCCAGGTTGCGTGCTGCGACGGATGCCTGCTCCGCGGCCTGGAGCTGCGCTGCTTGCTGCTGCGCCTGTGCGCGCTGCTGGCGGATCAATGCGACCTTATCCGACGGTGTGATCAGGCTGGGCGGCACGCCGAGCATGTCGCTGTAAGCGTCGACCCACTGGTCGGAGTCGAACTTGTCGAGCACGTCAGGTTTCATTTGCGCGATCACGCCCAGGCTTGACGTGAAACGATCGACGCCGTTCGTCGCCACTGCACGCTGCGCCTGTGCCAGCACCGACGTGTACTCGACTTCCAGCTCCATGCCGTGCAGCTCGGGCGGCGGCGGGGGCAGGGCGTTCGCCTGCAGGAGCATCTCGAAGGCGTTGTCGACCAGCGGCGCGAGGGCTTCGTTGTCCAGGCGTTCCAGCACCGGACCCAGCATCAGCAGCTTTTCCTCATGACGCTCGGCGACCTCGGTAGCCGTCATGCCCGTGTGGTCGATCTGGGACAGCATCAGGAACAGGTCGGTGTAGAAGGCTTCGTTGATGCGCTGCCGGACGTCCTGCATGTTCTCGCGCAGGTGCGACAGGTCAAGGTTGACCTGCCACGCGCTCTGGATCGTGCCCTTGCCGGCGCCGGTGGCGGGGTCGTAGTAGCTGATCCCGCCCGGCAGCGTATCCAGCGGCTGATTCTTCATCGTGAGTGGCACCTGCAGCGGCGGCTTCGTCTGGTAGTCGATGGCCTGGCCCTGGCGCAGGTTCTGGTGCTGCAGCTGCTTGACGTCGCCCAGCGCCTCCATGCCCGGGCTGTTGCCGTAGATGTCGCCGTTCAGGAGATCCCAGCGGGGGCAGATTGCCGGGAAGCGCCGGAAACCGGATTCGCGCAGGTACTGGTTGTCGTTCACGCCATGCTCAAAGTACGTGCTGCTCCAGGCCATGTTTGCGGGATCCAGCTTGGTGACGTCGCGGTCGGCGCGCGGCTCGATCGCATGGATGACGGTCACCCAGCTGTCCAGGTCGCCACGGTCGTACAGGGTCTTCACGGTCGCGCTGACCTGCTTCATCCCGAATTCCTTTACCAGGCTGCCGACAGGGGTTTGAAACTCGCGATAGATCGTGCACACCTCGCCGCGCCAGTCGGTGGCGATGCAGTATTCGCCGGTGGTCAGCGGGGTGTGGTGCAGCACGTCACGGTAGTCCGGCACGATGAGGTCGGCGCCGGTACCGAAGCCACCCATCTCGTTGTACAGGCTGTGCAGTGCGCGGTAGGTGTTCGACTTCTGGAAGACGGCCAGGATCAGTCCGGTTCCGTCGTCCAGCCACTGCTTCACGGCCTGGGCCTTCATCAGCTGCGTGTCTCTCACCTTCAGGCGGAACCACGGCCGCGCCGGCGACGTCGCGCCGCCCATCAGGCCGGCCGACAGGATGCGCAGCGCGCGCGTGCCGGTGGAGTCGTAGATGGCGTTGTGCCGGCGCTCGCCGCGGTTGCGGTCCTCGATGAAGAAGCGGCCCTGGCGCGGCAGCAGGTTGCGGGAGATCTCCTGCCAGTGCGAGAACCAGCTGGCGCGCTCGCGCTTGAGCATGCTCCAGCGGTTCAGCAGCTGGTTGCGGGTCGTGGTCTCGGCCATCAGCCACCCCCGCCCAGCAGCGTCGTCTTGCCGAGCGTGAGCGTGCTCGGGTCGATGCCGGCCGGGCCGGTAAGCATCGTGCTGGCCTGGCCGTTCTGGCCGGCGGTCAGGTTCGCCGACAGCAGCGCGTCGCTGTCCGGCTTCTTCTGGTTCGCCTTGTTGTTGGCCTGCTCGGCGGCCGTGGCCGTGGCCTTGGCGTTTGCGGTGGCCTGGTTAGTGGCGTCGCGCTGCGCCTTCGCCTGTTTATTGCCGGTGTACGCATTTAGTGCAGTGGATCCGACGGCGCCGGCGGCGAGCGCCCCGACGGCTGTGGCGCTGGCCGCGCTCGCGCCCAGAAATGTACCAATGGCGGCAAGTCCGGTTTCGATACCCATATTTAGATTTCCTTCATGACAATGACATCGGCAGGCGTATAACCCCGGCGTTCGAGCGATGCAGCGAGCGGCGTGCCGGCGCGGGTGTGCCACAACATGCGACTGGCTCCCTTCTCGGCGGCCACGCGTTCCGTCTCGGCGATGAGGCGCGCGCCGGCGCTGGTCTTCCTCCAGGCGCGGTGCACGAACAGCGCGTCGCTGTTGCAGCAGACAATCGCGGGGTTGTACGTGTGGGGGGAGATCAGTGCGGACGAATAGCCGACCATTTCGTCACCGTCGAACGCGGCCAGCACGAACATCAGGCCGGCGTCCTGCAGCCGGCGCATCATCTCGATATCCGGACGCAGGTCGAAATCGAAGCCGGTCTCGGCCCAGTTCTCAGCCAGCAGGTGCTGGACCTTGCCGATATGCTCGGCTGCTTGGATTTCACGAATGACGAGCATGGCAACCCCCTCCTATGGACGAGCATCGTAGGAGGGGGCGGAACGGGTACGTATACCGTCACATGTTGGCGTAGGGATCGTGGTCCTTCGGGCGGTTGCTGCCCAGGCCCATGCGCTCCAGCGGGGACTTCTTCGCCACTGGGTAGGCGAACGACAGCGCGAGAGCGTCTCCGCGGCCCGGAGACGGCAGCTGGCGCGCCTTCATGTCCTTCTTCGACTCCAGCTGGATCTTGCCGTCCAGGCGCGGCACGGTCTCGGGGCCGGTCAGGTCGTCGGCCAGCACCTGGTCGTTCTTGTCGATCGCGCCGCCTTCCTTGAGCCAGTCGCGGGCGGCTTTCCACATCTCGGCGCGCTTGTTCAGACAGCCCGGATCGGACGACTCACCGCTGAACCAGACGCCGATCCAGGTCCGGCCCATGGTGCGGCCGGCGCTGATGATGCCGGTACCGAAGCCGTTGTCGATGAACACGGCATCGGCCTGGTGCTGGTCTTCCAGGTTCACCAGGATGTTCGCGATGAGGATGTCGTTGTCGTTCTTCGGGATCGTGCGCAGGATCTGGAAGTGCAGGCCCTGGCGCAGACCGATCTCCAGCATGTCGTCGCCGTCCCATGCCGGGTCGCATGTGAGGATCTTCGGCGCGAAGTCGTATTGCTCGGGGCGCAGGATCCGCGCGCGTGCCGCGTCGACGTCGGCGGAGCTGATGAACTGCTTCGCCGACTGGGAAGGAAACAGGCCGCGTACGCGCACCTTGACGATGTCGCTATCCTCGCCATGCGTCGCCACGAACTCGTCCAGGTATTGCTTGTTCGTGCCTTCGACGGTGCGGCTGTCGATGTGGCGCGTGACCCACAGGTGGCGGTACCGGCGGAAGCACTCGCGGAAGCGGCCGGTAGACTGCGTCGGGTTCCCGAACGCGATCCAGATGATTTCGGTGTCCTCGTCGGTCAGTGCGCCGTCCGTGACTTCCCAGACCTTGTCGGCGATCTTCGAGGCCTCGTCGTAGATGACGATGATGCGCTTGCCCTTGTTGTGCAGGCCGGCGAACGCCTCGGTGTTGTGCTCACTCCAGGGCGTGGCGTCGGCGCGCCAGCTCTTCTCGCGGCCGGGCTCGTTCGAATAGATCGACATGGCCGGCACGTTCCACCAGTGCTCGGTGATCGTCAGGCGCCGCCACTTCGAGATTTCTGGCCACGTCTTCGTGCGCAGCTGGCCTTCCGTGTTGGCCGTGACCACGATGCGGCAGTCCTCGCACGTGTCCATGCCCCAGCCGGTGAGCATGCCGATCAGCGCGGACTTGCCGATACCGTGGCCAGCGGCGACGGCGATGCGCAGGGGCTGGTACCGGTTGGGGCCCTGCAGGTGGTCACCGATGACGTTCAGGATGTCGACCTGCCATTCGCGCGGCCCGGTGTAGCCGGCCAGCTCGCCGTTGCCCCAGTCGTAGGCATAACGGCAATAGCCGAGCGGGTCTTGCGACAGCTCGGCCATGTCATCGATCAGGGCGTCTTCGAGCTCAGCTTCGGTCACACAGCCTCGCGGTGCTCGACCAGCTGCGCTAGCGTGGCCTTCTCGATGCCGCGCGCGTGCGCACTCAGTCCGCAGGGCTTACCGTCGGCGTCGGCGATGCAGTCTAGGGCGCCATTGCGGTGGGCGTACTCGACGTGGAAATAGTCCCAGCGGCCGCCGGGATGGATGCGCTGGCGGACGATGTCGCCCGGCTTGAACTCGTTCATTGTTTCCTCCGCTCGCGCGCTTGACGCAGTCGGTCGGCCCGGGTGGTCACGTCCTTCACTTCCAGCTTGTCGGTGAGCATGCCCAGGTGGCGCATCGCGAGGTTCAGGGCGGCGACCTTGTCCGCCAGCTTCACCTTGCGGGTGTACCCGACGAAGCGCCGCTCCTCGCCAGCGCCGGCGAATTCCTCAGCAATGTCCATCCCGGCCAGTACGGCGGCCGTGTCATCGTCGAGCTCGTTGATGGGGCGAGGGGATCCGTCGGCGTTCAGCAGGCGGCGCGGATCAAAGAAGGCGACGCGGCCCAGCTCCTGCAGCACGCGCTCGGCGGTGATTTGTGTCGCCTTGGAGCGTTCTTCCATGGCTTTTGACACAAGTTCCTTAACGTCAACATCGTCCAACAAACGCGGGCCCTGCGAATGTGCCGTCTTGGCGCTGTAGCCGGCACGAATCGCAGCCTGGGTTGCGTTCAGGTCAACCAGGTATTCATCGACGAAGCGCTGCTTTTTCGGCGTAATAGGCATGGTCGTTCACGGGCGCGCCGCTTAGGCCTTCGGGGAGTTGGCCACGACCCGCAGCGCGGTCTCGGTCATCGGGGGCAGGCCGCCCGTGATCTTGCCGGCCGCCTTCATGAACTTCTTCTTCCGGGTCTGGACGTCGCGCGAGCGGGTGATCTCGGCGTGCATGAACTCGGCGGCGTACAGCTCGGCGCGCAGGGTCGGCAGGCAGCTGGCCAGCATCGCCTTGACGTTGCCGTCGTCGATGACCTTCTGCGCGTGCTGCTGCTCGGGCGTGAGGACAGGCGCGGTGGCCGGGGTCGGGTTGGTCGTGGGTGCGTGCATGGTCAATCCTCCAGGGTGTTGGTCAGGGAAATCGGGAAGTGCAACAGCAACACCTTCCAGCGCGCGATCGTCGACGCCCGGCGCTCGTAGGTGCAGATCTTCTGGACGGTGATGTACGGGACGTTGAAGCGCTCGGCCAGCTGGTCGTACGTCCAGCCCTTCAGTTCGCGCAGGTCGCGCATCTCGTCGACCTGGGCGTCCGTCAGCTTTGCGTTGGGATGGGTTTCGCCGATGCGCAACCCGTTTTCGTCGACCGCGATGAACACCTTGCGGCTGGTGGTCGGTACGACCTGGTCGAGCTCTTCGACCTGAAGCGGGATTCTGGAACCCATCGGAAATTCCCCTAGTCATTGGAATTGGGAAATTTTACAGCTTGCGAACAGGAAATTGTGTCAGTTATTTGCGTTATTCGCAGAAAAATTGGCAGGACATTGCGTGATTCGCAAAGCCTGCCAACTGTCCTATGCGTCGACCATGCCAACGCGGATGAAGCGACCGGCGAGCAGGCCGACCAACACCGAGAGGCCGAGCCAGACGACGGCGATCACGCTGCCTCCTCCACGGGCGCCGCGACGCCTTCCAGGTGCTGGGCGAGCGACAGGATCGCCAGCGCGTCGGCCTCGTTGTTGTCTTTCGGGCGGAAGCCGCGTGCGTGCGCCGTCTCACACATGACGGCCTTGTCCGCGTTGCCCTTGCCGGTCCAGTGCTTCTTCACGACGCCTACGCCGACGGGTTTGAGCGGCACGTTGTTCGCCGCGCACCACATCTCCAGGCATGCGAGGAAGCCACCGTAGACGTGCGCCGCGAGCGTGCCGGCGTGCTGCTTCACGTCTTCGTAGTAGACCGCGTGGATCTCGCCGCCGTCGACGCGCTGCTCGTTGAGGAAGGCGCGGAACTTCAGCCAGCGCTGGCCGGCCGCTTCCATGCGGCGCGGTGCGAAGTTCTCGCTGCCGCTGGTGACGGTGCCGGCGCGCGAGCTCCGCGCCCAGCCAGTGGTGGTGCCGATGTCGATGGCGAGGATGTTCATGTTGAGGTTCTCCCTTGTCGTTGTTGGCGCGCTCGCGCGCGAGGTGGCTTTGTCTCGGCCGTGGCCCGGTTCCAGAGCGGGCACGCTTCGTTGGTGTCGTCGGCGTGCCGGGGCATGTCGTAGCCGGTGCATCGGTCCTTTCGAAAGCGTGCGCATGCGGAGCAGGGCTCTGGCGTTCGGTTCATGCGGTGCTGCTCAGTGCTTCCCGCGCCATGCTCAGCATCGTGGGCGTCACCTTGTCCCCGGCCTCGAATCGATCGAGTACGCGCCGGGCCCAGCCCAGCGGGTTACCGTCGGCGGGCTTGTGCACGACCTGCCCGAGGGCACGCTGGATCGCCTCGGCAGCACGTTCTTGCGACGTCGTCGACTTGCCGGGTGCGGTGAGCTGCAGCATCGGGGCGGGAATCTCTTCCCATTCGCCGCGGCCCAGTTGCTCGGCCAGCGCGGTTTCCCACCGGGCCTTCACGGCACTGAACGTCTGTTCGCGCAGCTCCACGGCCATAGGCATGGCGGCCCAGTAGATCGCCGGGTGCGACCAGGTGCCGTGCTCACCGGCGAAGCGGGCCTGCACGCCTGCGACGGCCTCGTAGTACGCGCGCAGCGGATCGACCTGCGGCCGGCAGGCCTGTACGAACTCGGCGACGCTAGGCGGCCACGCGAAGCGGCGGCGGCACTCGCGCAGCCCGATCTTGACGTCGTTCGGCGTGATGCCTTCCTCCTCGAAGGTTTCCACCCAGCTCTCGGCCCAGTTGTCGATCGCCTGCTGGTCGGCGAAGTTGCTGCGCCACTTGTGCGGGTAGGCGCCGTCGAGGCGGTTGTACAGGTGGTCGATCATCGAGATGCCCAGGTTCTCGACGGGTTCGAACCATTTGGACCGCGGGCGCGTGCTGGGCGCGGGCGGCAGGCTGCGGGAATCGGACAGGTTGCTCATGGCTTGATCCTGTTGCGGTTGACGTAGGCGGTCGGGTTGAATTTTTCGGCTGGCGCATAGGCATGGCCGTTGACCTGGCGCGGTGGCGCGGCGCCGTTGGCGTTCAGCTCGGACGCCTCTCGGGCCCAGCGCTCGAGGATGGCGAACACGTAGGCCGGCGCGATGCGCTCGTTCGGCTTCGAGCGCTTCGCGTCTTCGCAGGCGGCGCGCATGGTTTCGACGGAGACGCCCTGGTCTGCGAGGGCGATCAGGCGTGGGTCGGCAGGCTGGCCCATGATCCCGAGTTCGCGCATGGCCTTGCTCAGGTCGCCAACGGGTGTCGGAAGGATGGGCTCCCCGCTCAACTCCGGTTGATCAGACGCGCGGTCTCCAAGGGTTTTAGTCTGGAGTCTGGAGTCTGGAGTCTGGCTAAGGTTTTTTTCAGAACCCACATGGTTTCCAACATCAGAACCATCTGGGTTTTCTCCGGGTTGTTGTCCGGTTAACGTTTTCTTAGGCCGACCGCCCTTCGAACCGTTCTCCCGGTTCTTCTCCGCTTTCGCGCTGGCGATGCCGATTTCTTCCTCGCAGCGGCCCTGCGTCCACACGCCGTCAACCAGCGTGAAGAACTCGTCGAGCACGTTGGAAAGCGCCTGGACCTCTTCCTTCGTGCGGGCGCCGATGAGACGCGCGGCCTTGTCCTCGGGGATGCCGGCCTCGCGGGTGTAGTAGACGTCCATCAGGCGGGCGTAGATGCCGTGCTCGAGCAACGTCAGGTGGCCGGCCTTCTTGATGTAGTCGCCGATGTGGCGTTTGTAGAAGTTCATGGTCGACGGCCTCCGCGACTGCGCAGGTTCATCTGCAGCAGGACAGCGGCCGCCACCCGAGCAGCACGTGCTACGCGCCGGGCTTCGGCGGTCAGCAGTGCGCGCAGGATGGGGTGGGCGGCGGGCTTTGTCATGGCGGGGTCACTCCCGCCTGGGCCAGCATGGGCTTGACCTTCAGCATGGCCGCTTCAGCAGCTGCGCAGCGGTCCCACTCGGCCTGGTAGGTGGCGATGGCGTCGACGCTGTGCCAGTTGAAGCCGTGGTCGTCGCGGCCAGCCCGGCGCGCGTACGCGGCGCGGGCTTTCGCCTGCAGCATATCGATGGAAATGATCGGGGAGTCCATCAATCCTCCGCCTGTGCGCTCGGCTTGCGAAACTTTTTCGCCTCCTTCGCCAGTTCGTTGATGCTCTTGTGGAGCCGCCCGTATTCCCGGTTCTCGGTGCCCGAGTTGCGAGCAGCCCCATACACGCGATCCCGGATGACGACGTTATCTGTCATGGACAGCAACCTCGTCATGTCGGGCTCTTGGGTCTCAGTTGTCATGGTTCTAATTCCTGTTTTGCCCAGCTCGTGGCAGGGCTGGTTCCTATTTCCGAACGCAGCCGGAAGCCATTAAAGATTCCTCCGGACACTGCCTTTCGAACCGCGTGCGCGGCTGGCCGGGCGCCCGACACCCGGACAACCTCGGGATTCCCCTCGGCGCGGCGGGTTCGTACCATGCGACTGCACAACGGAATTGCTCAGGCCGCGCAGGAGCGTGCTTCGTCCGATCCCGAACAGCTTGCGGATCATGTCCAGGCCGGCCAGCTCGTCCGGGTTGAACAGCACCTCGACGGTTTCGGTGCGGGTTGCGGGGTTCAAGCTCATGTGTTTCTCCTTGGTGGTGCGGGTTTGCGAGGATGGGACTTCTGGTGCTGCAATCGCTCAAGGGCAACTGCCCTCTTGCAACTTTTTGGGTACAGAAAAAGCCGCAGGGTTACTGCGGCTGGGATTGGGCTTCGATAAGGTCATCGGTCGGCGCAGGCTCGAACACATCCGGCCGCACGGCTCGCAGGAACTTCCGTTGCGCCTTCGGGATGCCGTTCACACGCCACTGCGACACTGCCTGGGCTGTTACCTCGCACAGGACTGCTGTCTTCGTGGTGCCGCCCAGGCGCTCGATGATCTCGGTGTCGGTATGGTTCATGATGTTTGTAAAGTTGACTTTAGTCGCATCGTAAGCTGGCTTCATTAAATAGTCAAGCCAGCTTGATATTCGGTTTGTTAAGCTACCTTTATGAATTTATTGTCGGAAAGACTCCGCTGGGCCATCGCGGAGGAAGAAAAACGTAGAGGTGGGAAGCCGATCAGGAAGGCGGATCTCGCACGCGCGGCCAAGACATCGCAAACATCTGCGGGTTTCTGGCTCAGCGACGTGAACGGCATCAAGGGCGAGAAGGCGCGCCTCTTGGGAGAGTTTTTGCACGTGAACCCTGTATGGCTTGAGACCGGGGTTGGCAGTCCGGTGCCTATAGTCACCACCAACTACGACGATCTTCTCAACCGGACCATGCAGGCCGGAGATGATGCTGACCGGCCGCCAAGTGTCATTGCCTACGACCCCGAAGACGGGTTGCCAGATGGTGTCGTGCTCGTGCCAGAGTCACGAATTGAATTCTCCGCTGGCAACGGGAAAGAGGTTACGTACGAAGTGATCGAAGATGCTGAACCGGCGATTTATCGCCGTAGCTGGCTGAGGAAACATGGATTGAAACCGGAGCGAGTACGACGGTTTCAAGTAAGCGGCGATAGCCAGGAGCCGACTTTATTTCACGGCGATACAGTACTTGTCAATTTGGACGAAACGAATATCGTTGACGGGAAGCTTTACGCGATTCGATACGATAACGACCTTCGAATAAAATTCATTTTCCGAAAGCTCGACGGAACGTTAATTCTAAGAAGTAAAAACGCGGCCTACCCAGATGAAGAGGTGCCGCCGCAACTGGCCAATGAGCACATTTCGATCATCGGTCGAGTTCGCGATAAAAGCGGTAAGGGAGGGTTATGAATTATCGACGAGGATTTTTCAGAGTGTGGGTCGTTGCAGCGTGCTGCTGGGCGGTCTTTATTCTTTTCGCTTCATTTGGCGGCCGTCATGGGTACGCTATTCTTGGAGAGAGTTCTTTCTCATATATATCCAGCACCGAATGGACGGCAGAAAAGTTATTAGGTTGGATCTTTATGGCTATAGTGCCTCCGGTCTTGGTCGGTGTTGGTGCAGTAGGCGCGTTTTATATCTTATCGCGTACGAGTCGCTGGATTGTTCGAGGTTTCAATAACGGAAACTGACGGCATTTCGTTCGATGACCATGAAAGATCCGATTCCCTTCATTCGCAGCTCCGGTGAGTACCGAATCAACGTCGCCGGCGAAAGTTTTTATCAGCAAAGCTTCGCCGCCCTGGTCGGGCCGCGCAGTGAAGAGGGTGTCAAGATCGAGACGCGCGCCCAGTTGACTCTGCAGGACGACAACCCCCACGACAAGTACGCGGTCCAGATCACGATCGGCGGCCACCCTGTTGGCCACCTCTCGCGAGAGCACGCCCGCGCGTTCCGGCGCACAGTTCGCTACGGCCAGCTGGCGGAGCATGAAACGTTCGAGTGTGCCGCAATCATCTGCGGTGGCTGGGACCGCGGCAATGGCAACGCAGGGCACTTCGGCGTCCGCCTCGACTTGAATCTCGACGACTGAACAAGCCAGCTTCAACAAAGGCCCGCCGATGTGCGGGCCTTTTTGTTTTTCATCTCGCTGACCGTCCACCCCCCCGTTTCGCTACTCAAGTTCTCCTACTGCCTCAAGGGGACTTAAATATTTTTCTAAAGCCAGCTTGACTAAAAATGTAAGTTGGCTTTAAGATTCCTCCATCGCAACCGAGCCCGACAGGGCGGATGGAGACCCGACGATGGACCGCTTCCCCTTCGACACCGATGACCGCGACGGCCTGATCGCGGACCTGACCGAGCGCCTGATGCGCGACTGGTCCCGCCGCCTACTGGCCGGCGACGCGCGCTCGATCAGCGACCTGCACAACGTGATGCTCGACCGCCTGTCGGCCGACGACGCAAAGGCGCTGTTCGTCCAAGCCGCGACCAACCCGGCCGGCGCCGACGTCCAGTTCGCCGTGCTGGCCGCGAAGACGATGCGCGACGTCTGCGAGGCGGACGCCACCCGCTGCGTCGAAAACGTCGAGAAGGGCCGCGCCGAATCCCGCGACGAGAACCGCATCGCGCGTGCCGAAGCAGATCGGGCGGCCGTATGAAGTGCGACCGCTGTCACGACACCGGCAGCCTGTCGAAGAGCGTCGTCGGTTTCCCGGATTGCCCTTACTGCGACACGGCCGACGAGCGCATGCGCCTCGAAGCCTGGGCCCGTCGCAACGCACCGAGCGCCGGCATCGTCGACCTCTGGACCATCTACCAGCACGGCAAGGCCGCTGCAGCTGGCGCCACCAACACCAACTAGCACAAGCCGAAAATGAAAACAAACCGAGAGAAGTACGACCACATCTGCAGCCAGATCGCCGCGAAGGACCAAGCAGCCATTGACGTACTGCTGCCGGGCGGCGTGCCGACTCAGTTCCACACGATCGAGCAGTACCAGGCGAAGCCGATCACTGTCACCAGCGTCGGCCGGTATCGCCGCGGCTTCTACGTGAAGGGCGCCGAGGCGCGGATCACCAAGAAAGACATCGAGGAAGCCGACGCCACGCTGGCCAACTGGGTCGCGCCGGCGCTCGACGACATCATGGTCGGCTACAGCTACAAGCAGACCTACGGCACCGTCAGCGGCGCATACCAGTACCCGAAGATCGGCGGCGACGTGACGCTGGCGTGGGATGCGGAGGCGTTGTCGCCCGAGATCGAGCGCCGCCGTGCGCTCTACGCCGAGCGCGAAGGCCACGAGCCGTGCGCGTACTGCCGCAAGCAGACGCCGTCGGGCTCGATGGTCAGCGGCACGATCTACTACCGCGATATCGGCGGACTGGCGAAAAAGACGTGTAGGTATTGCAGCCCGACTTGCCACGGTTACGACCAATGCGGACATGAGGGATAAGCCAATGATCGTCGCCCGTATCGCGCGCCGCCTGGTGCGCAAGCTGATCAAGCCGTTTGCCCTGTGGCTGGCCGACCTGCAGATCGCCGAGGCCGAAGCGCACGCCGAGCACTACGCGCGGCTGCGCGGCGACCTGGTCGGCATGGAGAAGGACATGCGCGTGTACGCCGTCGTGCTGATCGCGCGCCGAAATGAGATTCGAACATGGTGACGATGCGGCAGATCCCAGTTGAGCGACTTCGCGAGCTACTCGGCTATGACCCGGAGTCCGGCGTGCTCACGTGGCGAGTCTCGCGCCCGAAGTACGGCTGCGCGGTAGGCCAGCGGGCTGGCTGGATCGAGCCCAAAGGCTACGTGCACGTCAGCATCGACCAGGTCAAGCTGAAAGGTCATCGGGTTGCGTGGGCACTGCATTACGGTGCGTGGCCGGCAGGGAATCTCGATCACGTCAATGGCGTTCGGAGCGACAACCGGATCGCCAACCTCCGTATCGCAGACCAGCACCAGAACATCGCGAACTCTCCAATCCGCGTGAATAACAAATGCGGTGTGAAGGGAGTGGTCCGGACCGAGGACGGCAAGTGGCAAGCACAGATCACCGTCCGCGGAAAGCGTCACCACCTCGGACGCTTCAAAACTAAGGAAGCTGCTGGCCAAGCATACGAGGCAGCGGCAGAAAAACACTTCGGCGAATTCGCCAGAAAGCAGAGGAACCCATGATCCGCCACATCTTCAACCAGTACCACCTGTACCTCCGCGCCGGCTTCCGCCCGCGCCAAGCTGTTGCCCGCGCTGTCAGCAGCTACCTGATCGGCTTTTAACCAGAGAGGAATTACCCCATGAATCAAGTAGTCGCCAGCCCGGCCAAGAGCCTCAGCACGTTCCTGGACAAGTACAAAGGCCAGATCGCAAACGCGCTGCCCAAGCACATCAGCCCGGACCGCATGGTCCGCCTCACGATGACCGCGTTCAGCCAGAATCCGGCCCTGCAAAAGTGCGACCTGCACAGCATCTTCGGCTCGGTCGTCGTGGCCGCGCAGCTCGGTCTCGAGATCGGCGTCGGCGGCCAGGGTTACCTGGTGCCGTATGGCGGCAAGGCCACGTTCGTGCCGGGCTGGCAGGGCCTCGTCGACCTGGTCTCGCGCGCCGGCCGCGCCACGGTATGGACCGGCGCCGTGTACAACGGCGACGAGTTCGACTGGGCGCTGGGCGACCGCCCCTTCATCAAGCACCGGCCGGGCGCTGGCGGCGACAGCTGGAAGGACATCTCGCATGTGTACGCCGTCGGCCGCGTGAACGGCAGCGAATATCCGGTGATCGAGGTGTGGACGATGGACCGAGTCGTGAAGCACCTGAACAAGTTTAACAAGGTCGGCGGCCGCCACTACGCGCTGGAGAAGAACGGCCAGAACATGGAGATGTACGCCCGTAAGGTCGTGCTGCTCCAGGTGCTCAAGTACATGCCGAAGTCGATCGAGGTGCAGCGCGCTGTCGACGTCGCGAACGCGGTGGACGCCGGCAAGCCGTTCACGATCGACAGCGACATGGTCGTCATCGACGAGCGGGCCGACGATCAGGGTGCGACGACCGTCGACCAGGACACCGGCGAAGTCGTCAACGCGGCCGGCGCGACGACCAGCACGGCGCACGCGGCGCCGGCGCGCGGCGACCTGCCGATGTGCACGCCCGAGAAGTTCGAGCAGAACAAGAAGGCCTGGCGCGAGCAGATCGTGTCGAAGAAGAAAACTGTCGCCGAGCTCGTCGCGATGATCGAGACCCGCCAGCTGCTCACCGAAGAACAGAAGCTCACGATCGACGCCTGGGCCCACGAAAACGACTGAACCTGCAGCGTTCTCGCCCACGCGGGAACGCGCCCACAACCCCACCAAGGAAACCGACATGCAGATCCACAATCTCGTCCAGGGCTCGCCGGAATGGCAGGCCTTCCGCCTGGAACACTTCGGCGCCAGTGAGGCCGCCGCGATGCTGGGAATCTCGACGCGCGTCAAGCGCACCGAGCTGCTGCACATGAAGCACACCGGCACGGCGCAGGAGTTCAGCGACTGGGTGCAGGAAAACATCCTCGACCACGGCCACTACGTCGAAGCGCTGGCGCGCCCGCTCGTCGAAGACATGATCGGTACCGAGCTGTATCCAGTCACGTGCTCCGACGGTTTGCTGTCCGCATCGTGTGACGGCCTGACGATGGCCGAAGACGTCGCCTTCGAGCACAAGCAGTGGAACCAGGCACTGGCCGACGCGATCGCCGCGGGCCAGCTGCCGGACGAGTACATGCCGCAACCGCAGCAGATCATCATGGTCACCGGCTGCAGCAAGGTCGTGTTTGTGTGCTCCGACGGCACGCTCGACAACTTCGTGCACATCGACGTGCTGCCAGATCCGGCCTGGCAGGAGCGCATCCGCGCGGGCTGGACCCAGTTCGCCGCCGACCTGGCCGCGTACGAGCCGCGCGAGTACGCGCCGAAGCCGGAGGCCGAGCCGATCATGTCGTTGCCGGCGCTGGCCATCCAGATCCGCGGCGAGGTGGCCGCCAGCAACCTGCCAGCGTTCCAGGCCCGGGCCGAACGCTTCATCGCCAGCATTAAAACTGACCTGGTCACCGATCAGGATTTCGCTGACGCCGAAGCGATCGTGAAATTCTGCGAGAAGGCCGAAGGAGATCTCGATCACGCCAAACGCGCCGCGCTCGAGCAAACCGTCGACATCGCGGAACTGATGCGTACGCTCGACCACATCCGCGAGCAGCTCCGCGCAAAGCGCCTGACGCTGCAGACCGCGGTGAAGGACAAGAAGGAACTGATCAAGGCCGGCATCCTGGCCAACGCGAAGCAGGCCTTCGCCGACCACGTCGCCAAGCTGGAAAAGGAAATCGCACCGCTGCGCCTCGTGTTCCAGGCTCGTGACTTCGCCGGCGCCATGAAGAACAAGCGCACGTTGGCCACGCTGCAGGACGCTGTCGACACCGAGCTCGCAAACGGCAAGATCGCCGTCGACGCGGTCGCACAGGCCGTGCGCGGGCGCCTGGCGTGGTACGGCGAGCACGCCGCCGATCACGAATTTCTGTTCGCCGACCTCCAGACCATCATCCAGAAGCCAGACGACGACTTCCAGATGGTCGTGCGCACGCGGATCGACAACCACAAGCGCGCTGAAGACCTGAAGGCCGAGCAGGCGCGCCAAGCCGCAGCGGCACAGGTCGACGCTGCGCCCGCAGCGGCGGCGGCCGCGGAGCCTGCCCCGGCGCCGGCACCCGCCGCGCAGGTGACGCGCATCGCGGCCGTGCGCCCGGCCGCCGCTAGCAGCACGCCGCCGAGCCTGCGCCTGGGCCAGATCAGCGACCGACTCGGCTTCCCGCTGACGGGCGATTTCCTCGGCAAGCTGGGCTTCGCGCCGGCCGCCACCGACAAGTCGGCCCGCCTGTACCACGAGCGCGACTTCCCCGCGATCTGCGCCGCGCTGATCGATCACATCAATGCTGTCTCCCAGGCCCAACAGGCCGCCTAACTTCCAACCCGCGAGGAAAGCTGACCATGAAGAAGATCTTGTTCTACGACACCGAAACTACCGGCCTGCCGCTCTGGAGCCAGCCGAGCGAGCATCCCGACCAACCGCGCGTGGTGCAGCTGGCCGCGCTCCTATGCGACGAAGAGACCGGCGAAGAGCTGCAGCAGATGAACATGATCGTGCTGCCCGACGGCTGGACGATCCCGGAAGACGTGGCCGCCGTTCACGGCATCACCACCGAGCGCGCAATGGACGAGGGTATCGCCGCAGGCCACGTGCTCGAGCACTTCGTCGACCTGTGGACGGATGCCGACCTGCGCAGCGGCCACAACGAATCGTTCGACATGCGCATGCTGCGCATCGAAATCATGCGCAGCCCCGTCTACAGCATGCAGTCGATCGGCGACCCGGCCGTGCCATTCGCCGACTACTGGAAGGCTGCGCCGGCCTACTGCACGCAGACCAACAGCGTGAAGATCGTGAACCTGCCGCCGACACCGAAGATGGTGGCCGCCGGTCGCCGCGGTCCGAAGTCGCCGAACCTGGGCGAGGCATACGAATTCTTCACCGGCCAGAAGCTGGACGGCGCCCACGATGCGATGGTCGATGTGCGCGGCGCGAAGGCCGTGTACTACGGCATCAAGAACCACCTGAAACAGGCAGCGTGACATGGCCGGCCAGCGCCCGTGCCTGTGGACGGTCCTGCAATGCAAGCAGCAGGACTTCCAGCAGTTCCTCGGCGTCGACGGCGAAGAAGCCGCGGCGCGCCGCGTGAAGGAAGTCTGCGAGATCGGCTCGCGCGCCGAGCTGGACCGAGACGCGGCCGCGCAGGCGCGCTGGGATGAGCGGATCCGCCGCGCGTACCTCAACTATCAAAAGCAGCACCCCACCAACCACCAATAGGACCAGGAGATGTAACCCATGTTCCAACTGACCGAACACAAAGCCAAACTGTCGAACGTGAACCCGCGCGCGGAGATGCACGGCGACCAGCCCAAGCCCGCCTTCGACCTCATGATCGAGGCGGCCTGCCCGAGCACCGTGCTCAACGCGTTCCACCCCGAGCTGCGTGCCATGCTCTACAAGAAAGACGAGGCGCCCGACCTGGTCGAGCAGATCGAGGGCGACGGCATGACCTCGCTGCGCCTGCCGAAGCTGGGCTCGTTGAAGTGGGATCAGGAATACGCTGGCTACACCGTCACCGTCGACTACGGTATGGGCGGCGACAGCAACATCGTGCTGGGCGATGTGAAGGTCGATAAGTTCAAGTTCACCGCGCAGGAAGGGGGCACCGTCACCGTCTGCTGCCGCATGATCGCGCACCCCGACGAGAAGGTCATCGGGCCGCTGTGCAACTTCATCCAGCGCGACATCATCCTGTCGATCACCCCGCCCGAGCCGACCACCGTGCACGAGCTGTTCGGCGACGAAGCGCCGACGAAACAGGCGGCCTGACCATGACGTGCGCCCACTTCACCCACGCAGGCGAGGAGCGCTGCGCCCAGGGCGTCAGCTATATGGCCCTGGCCGGCGGCGGCGCCTTCCGCATGCTGCTGCGCCTGCCGTGCCTGCCGCTGTCGAACCGGCGCGGTGAAGAGGTGCGCACGTGCGTGAAATACCAGCCGGGCGCGTGCTCGGCGATCGAGACGAATGGAGACGAAGCGTGAGCCAGTTATCCCAGAATCCACTGGGCATCCGCGGCCTCAGGCCGATCGCAGAACTCGCCGCCGGCCGAGACCACGGCGACCGTCTGCGCTACAGGGCGGGTTGCCGTTGCTTCCTCTGCAGGAGCGCGAACACCGCTTACGAGGCGGCCCGGAAGATCGCGCGCGCCGCCGGCGAAGGAAACGGAATCGTACCGGCCGCGAAGGCGCGTGCGCACTTGAAGGCGCTGTCGGCGCAGGGCGTGGGACGCCGTTCTGTCGGCGCTGCATGCGACGTGGCCGATACCGTGCTGGCCGAAATCATCTCGGGGCGGAAAGCGAACATTCGCGCCTCGACCGAACGCGCCATCCTGAAGGTGACCGCCGCCGCGGCCGGCGACGGTGCGCTCGTTCCGGGCAACGCCACCTGGAAGATGCTCGACCAGCTGATCGCGGACGGATACACCCGGGCTTACCTCGCGGCGCAGCTCGGCAGCAAAGCCAAGGTTCCGGCGCTGCAGCTCAAACACGACTTCGTGACCGTGCGCAGCGCGTACCTGGTCGAGCGCCTGTTCGAGAAATTGAAGTGCGAGTGTGCCAAGCCGACCATGAAGCTGCTGGCGAAGCTGCGCGAGGAAGGCTACACGCAACACCAGATCGAGCAGCGGCTGGCCGAACTTGCCGCGCGGCTCGGCGAGGAAGTGCCGTCGCTCCAGCCAAACAAAAAAGGGAGGATCAGCACTACCACGGCTGATCTCGTCGAACAACTTTACCAGGAGCTGACCTCGTGAACCAGCTCGCGCTATTTGCCGACCCGACGCCGACGCCGCGCGCGGTCATTGACGATGGCTGGACGCGCGCAATGCGCGAACCAGTGCAGTCCGAACTTGCTGCCAGGCTGAACGACAGGCCTGGCGAATGGCTGGACCTGTGCGACTTCCGCGACATCCAGGAGCACCACCGGATCGGCTTCGGCATGGGCCATGCGCTGGCCAAACTGGTACGCGATGGACGAGCCATCGAGAAGAACATCTATTTCGGGACCGAATCCCCGTGCCACCCAGGCGAGTACAAAGGTTACACGACCGTCTACAGCACGTTCACCCACGGCCCAGCGCCGGAAACCACGATCACTACGAAAAAGCCATGGCTGAAAACTCTGCTATTGAATGGACCGACCATACTTTCAACCCCTGGGAAGGCTGCCAGAAAGTCAGCCCGGGTTGCGACCACTGCTACGCCGAGACGCGGAACGCGCGTTTCGCCGGCGGCGCGGCCGTGAACTGGGGCCCGGGCGCGCCGCGCCGCCGCACCAGCGCCTCGAACTGGAACAAGCCGCTGGCATGGAACGCTGCGCACGCGGAGTTCTTCGCGCAGCACGGGCGCCGACAGCGCGTGTTCTGCGCGTCGCTCGCCGACGTCTTCGACAACCAGGTCGACCCGGCATGGCGCGCGGACCTGCTCGAGCTGATCGACCGGACGCCGAATCTCGACTGGCTGCTGCTGACGAAGCGCATCGGCAACGTGGCCGACATGCTGCCGAACGGTTGGCTGATGGAACACACGAACGTGTGGCTGGGGGCGAGCATCGTCAACCAGGTCGAGGCGGACCGCGACATCCCGAAGCTGGTCGCGTTGCACGCCGCTGTGAAGTTTCTTTCGATGGAACCGCTGCTGGGGCCGGTCGACCTGCGCGGCAACTTGCCGGGCGAGCGCGCGCTGCGCTGGTACCGCCCGATGCTGAATATGCTGGACTGGGTCATCGTCGGCGGCGAGAGCGGCCCGGCCGCGCGCCCGATGCATCCGGACTGGGCCCGCGACCTGCGCGACCAGTGCACGGCCGCCGGCGTGCCGTTCCTGTTCAAGCAGTGGGGCGAGTGGCTGCCAGCGACCGAGGGTCGGAGTGTGCTGGGCAAGACGCTGATTTTGGAAGGTGCCGCGCCGTTACCGGACAAGCCGCAATGGCATGGCTTCGAGGGCGGACAGCAGGTCGCGCGAGTCGGCAAGAAAGCGGCCGGACGCCAGCTCGACGGTGCGCAGCACGACGGATACCCGAGTGCCAAATCTGGCACTTTTTGAGAGGACACCATGAACCACAAAATCGACCCCTGCGACACCATGCGCAACAACCTGATCGCGGCGGCCGTCGGCCTGCAGCAGTGCACGAAGACGGCCACGAACATCGTGCCCATCCCGGGTGGCGACCGCGTGATTGCGATCGGGACGCCAGCGCAGGTGCGCGCGCTGCTGCCGAAGCGTGAGCTGCCGCCCGAGCTGAAAGCCGCGATTGACGAAGCGGCGAAGACTCGCGCTCCAGGCGCCCTGCTGCCGGATGGTTCGGCCGTCTTCATCAACTACGGCGACCAGCCCGAGGATACGGCGCACCTGGACTGCACAGCGTGCGGCGGATCCGGCCACATCGATGACCAGACCCGCGCCGCGCGCGACGTCCTGGCCGAGCGCCGCCGGCAGATCGAAGTCGAGGGCTGGACGCCTGAGCATGACGACAAGTACACCGCCTGCGAGCTCGCCCGCGCAGCGGCGACCTACGCGACGTGTTCGCACATCGAGCAGTTGAGGTTGTGCGGTCAGCAGGCGTGGCCGTGGAATCCTGACTGGTGGAAGCGCGGCGACTACCGCCGCGATCTGGTGAAGGCTGGCGCGTTGATCCTCGCCGAAATCGAGCGTGTCGACCGTGACCGCGCGGCTAGCGGCGACCAGGTCGACAGCGAAGGTGGCCACGATGACTGAACGCGGCATCCTGTTCAGTGCGCCGATGGTGCGCGCGCTCCTGGACGGCACGAAGACGCAGACGCGGCGCGCGGTGAAGATGCCGCCCAGCTGGGACTGCATCGTGTACACGGACTTCGGCAACGGCTGGTGGCCATACCGGAGCGATGACGGCGAGAGCCCGAACTACGACAACAACGAGATCCCGCTGCGGTGCCCCTATGGCCAAGCCGGCGATCGGCTGTGGGTGCGCGAGACGTGGGCGCCGCATCCGGATTTCCCGGAGACCACGCGGCGCGGCATCTACCGGGCCGATACGGAATGCAAATACGACGTAGCCCGATGGCGCCCGAGTATTCACATGCCGCGCTGGGCAAGCCGCATCCTTCTGGAGGTCGTGTCGGTGCGCGTCGAGCGGCTGCAGGACATCAGCGACCAGGATGCGATTGCCGAGGGCATCAGCCGCGTTGGCCCGGGCTGGGAGCGCTGGCACCCGGATCCCGACGACACTGAGCACACCGGATCGACCCAGAAGCCGCGTCTGTCCTACATGGGTCTCTGGGAGAGCATCAACGGCGCCGGCAGCTGGGACGCCAACCCGTGGGTTTGGGTGGTCGAGTTCAAACGGGTGACGCCGTGAACCCCGCCATCGCAGCATGGCTGTGGTGGCTGATGTGGACGCCGGCGCCGCGCGCGCAGTGCACGCGGTGCGGCGGCAGCCACCCGCTGAGCCGGTGCCCGTGGCCGACGTCGACGACGAAAGGAGAGATGGATGATTGAACGGAAACAAGACCGGCGCCGAGGCGTGTCGTCGTACTTCACCAGCCCGGTGAACGACCGGCGCCGGCCGAGCTTCGAGCGCCGCGGTACCGTGCCGGCAGCGCCGCCGACGAAAACGCTGGAGCAACAAGTCTACGGCGAGCGTCGCCGATATCCGAACGAACGGTAGGAGGGAATATGCATGTGATCAACGGCAAGGAAACGACGATGGGCAATATGGCGATACATGTAGGATGGGTGCTTTTGCCCCTGTTCTGCGCCCTGACCGGTTATACCGAGAAGGCCGTCCGCAGGAAGATCGAGGACGGCATCTGGTTGCAGGGGCAACATTGGAAAAAGGTGGCCGGCCGGATACACCTGAGCATGGAGGCATACAACAAATGGGTGGAGCAGGCGGAGTAGAACTGCGCGACAAGAGCATCAGGATCCGGTTCGAATGGCGGGGGAAGCAGCGGAAGGAGACGCTGTACATCGACGACGCGCCGATGGCCCCGACCCCGGCGAACGCCAAATACGCAAAGCGCCTGGTCGCGGAGATCAGGCAGAAAATCGGCAACGGGACGTTCAACTATGCCGAGTACTTCCCGAAGTCGCCGCACGGGGAGGAATCCGAAGAAGGCGTGCCGATGCTGCACGACGTGATGGACAAGTTCATCGAGACGTTCGACGGAAAGGCGTCGACGAAGGGCCAGTACGAGACGCGCCTGCACAGCTTCTGGAAGAAGGCCCTGAAGAATCGGCCAATCGCCGAGGTGGGCTATTCAGACATCTTGGCCGCCTTGAACAGCGGCACGTGGAAGAGTGGGAAAAGTCGGAACAACGAACTGTCCCTCATCAACGGCGTGTTCGAGTTCGCGCGCCTGGACAAGCTGATCAAGGAAAATCCCTGCGCGGAGGTAAAGCGCGCCGGCTACCAGAAGCCGCCGCCCGACCCGTTCGACCTGGGCGAGGTGCACGCGATACTGGCGCACCTGCGCGAGCACCGGCCGGAGCAGATCGCGAACTTCGTCCAGGTGATGTTCTTCACCGGCCTGCGCACGTCGGAGGGCATCGCGCTGCGCTGGGGCGACATTGATTTCCGGAAGCGCGAGGCGCTGATCGATGGCGCCAACGTCTACGACGAGGAGTCGGACACGACAAAGACGTACGAGTCGCGGCTCGTGAAGCTGAACGGCATGGCCATCGAGGCGCTGCAGCGGCAGAAGGCCCACACCTTCCTCGCGGGCGAGCACGTGTTCCACGACCCGAAGACGGGCGAGCCGTGGACGTACGTGAAGATCACCGACGTGCGCTCGTTCTGGAAGGCCACGTTGACGAAGGTGGGGATCCGGTACCGACGTCCGTATAATATGCGCCACACCTACGCGACGCTGGGCCTGATGAGCGGGGTAAAGCCGGGGTTCATGGCCAGCCAGATGGGCCACAGCCTGCGCATGTTCTTCACGGTCTACGCGAAGTGGATCAGCGGCGCAGACGACGACCGCGAGATGGCGAAGCTGGAACAGGCGATATCGAAAGCCGGGGAAATTCCCGGGGAATTTGAGGGGAAAGCAAGGGAGGCTTAG